TTATAAGGGTTTGAGGTTAAGCAGCTCTACATTTTTTTTTAATCAAAAACAATCACATTTAAGCCCGCTTTATTCAGGTTGTTAATTAATTCCTCCTGATTTAATCCGTATTTATTTATACAATCAATGCAATGAATCTCGTCTCGTTTGGCTCCCTGCATTCCATGCATAATTCCATCTTGAAAAAATTCAGTTTCACATTTGTATGTTTCAGCTCTTGCACATATGTCACAATTTAAAATTAGTTTTTCCATTTATTTTACTCCCTGATTTTTTAATTGTTTAGAAAACCATTTTTTAATTGAAATATTTATTACATTAGTTTTCATGCCAATAAATTTTTTAATTAAATCTAAGTCAGCTAATATTGATTTATGAGTTTTGGCGTCCATTAAAAAAGGGCTACCGTTAAACATCTCCATTATACAAATCCTATAATAAACATCTTCAATATTTTTTTCTGTAAAATGTCCCACGTCTATTAACATTGTCATATGAATCATACTATCGATAGTATTAAAATTTACATTTTCTAAATCACATTTTCTAGTGTCATAATGTAAAGCCATTGTTTTAGTCTCCTATTTATTAAAGTTATGTATTTTATCGCATACTTTATGCCAAAAGAAAAGCCCCGCATCTCAGCGGGGCTTAAATCGGCTTTAAATGTATAAAAAATTATGATGCCATAGCGACTCGATTCCAGTCCGTCTTTTTCATATTTAAAACGCTCCCGCCTAGTTTTTGCCAAAAGTCTACATCATCGGCTTTGGCGGTATTACCGACTCTAGTTACTGCATTAACAAAAGTTGCTCTATTAACGGGCTTATCGTTTTCATAGCCCGCTTGTCCAATAGTTTTTAACAATCCGTCTAATACGTTGCTAGTTTCCTTTTTAGATAAAGTTAAAACTTTTCCTAAATTTTCTACTGCCTCGGTTGTCTCAACATCGATAATATCTTCTGACGCTAATTTCATTTTTTCTAAATTTTCATCAAAAGATTGTCTGGACGCATAGGAGCTGACGATATCCCTAAGTTGTAATTTTAAACTATGGTTATCAGCCTCTTTAGTTTCATTAGTTAAAATATTCCAAGTGTCCCCGTCTCGAGCTGACGTTATATGTGATTTTCTTGTTATATTTTGTGTCTGCATTCCATTAAGGCAAGCTAACGTCCAATTAATCCCAAAAGCTGAAATACTGCCCGCTCCCGTTTCAGAATTAGAAAGCCCTATTCCATGCGCCATAATGTCATTAACATTAGCTCCCGTTCCCGTTATGAGTTCAGATTTTAAACGTATATACATTTTCTTTTGAGTGACTGCGCAATTAACAATTTTCCAATTTGCCTCAGATTCCATAAGCTGAGGTAAAGCAGATTCTAATAAATCAGAATTATCAAAAGTTTTAAACTTATCAGATAAAAAAGCTCTAGCGGTACCGCTTGGGTTCATACCTTGGTTTAAATCATCATACGTCCTGATCATACGTTTATTATTTTCTTTTTGCCATATAGCGTTAGTCAATGAGTCATATTCTCTAGAATATTCAGATTGTAAACGCCTCGCCGTTCTAACGTCTAAACCGTTCTTTTGGGCTATCTGATCAAAACATAAATCATTAACTTTTAAAAAGCGTGTCGGCTCCCCGCCGTTAGCCTCAATAACAATTTCGCTTTGTGGGAGGTTGTCCTCCTCAATAGTCCTAAATTGCAGTTCTTTAGTTGGAGCTATAAAATCTTGTTTCCTAGCGTTTGTGTCTTTAATCCTGATTAAAAGCTTTTCTAAAGTGTTATTTTCGTTTTCTATATTGTGCATAATTAATCTCCTATTTGTTAAAATGCAAAAAGCGGGAATTATTTCCCGCTCTTAATATGCAATTTTTCCTATATATAGTCAAATTGAATTTTTGAAAGTTCAAACTTTGCCAAAATCTCCCGCTATGTGATGTCTTAAAACTGTTCCATATGGCAAGTCCTGAGCAAATTTTAATAATTGAATTTCATCTTTACCCGCCTCAGCTCCATTAGCGGTTGCCTCCCAGTGCAATTTAACATTACCCGCCGTTGCATAACATCCGCCGTCTTCAGTTTCACTGCCCGCTTTTTTCTTATACGTCCCATGGTCGGTAAATCCAATAGCATAATCTCTATCTATACGACTGCATAAAGGTTTTCCATTTCCACAATCTCTACAATTAGAATTGTTATATTCTGCGGGGCATCTAACAATTTTAAAATCATTAACTTTTTCTGATTTGCCATTTGTTTTCCAAAATGTTTCCTTAACATTAATAACTACTGGGACAAAAGAATTTAAAAGCATATCGGTAATATTTTTTGCTGAATAGTTTATAGCCGTTTTCCCCGCCTTTAACTTATGTTTCCATAAGGTAGGTCTAAAATGTGAATAGGTAAAACTAACGCCGCCTTTTGGGACGGAATCAGATACTGCATCTAAATAACTATAATCTATTTCTTCAGCTCCTTTTGAGCTATCAGGTTTTAAATTACACGTTTTAGGGCAAGTTGCGAATTTATCAGCTCCTCCCGCTCTATATGTTACGGCACAATATGTTGTTTTTTTAGCAGTTGATTTTTTTACTAATTTAATCATTTATTTTCTCCCATGTTTCATTTACCTGATCGTCTAAATTACCCGCCTCAAAAAAACTTATTTGATCTTTTACATATTGAATTTGTAATTGTTCAAGCGTCCAAGAATCAGTTGTGTCTTCCTGAAAAAAAGATACATCTTGTAATTCTGCCTTACTTGTTCTCAATGCATCTTGATATAAAATATCAGCTAAATATTTTTTATATGCCAGTGCCTTATCTATTAATATCATTAATTGTTCTGTCGGATCATTAACCTTATCATCCACAAATTTAAACTTAGCAAATATTAAATCTAATATTTCTCCGTCAGATAAATTTTCATATAAATCTTTATCTAAAGCGTCCTTTTTCTCGACTACCTTTTTTGTCGCATCGTATTCAGCCTCGGTTACATAAGAATAAGAGGCTAAAAATTCTTCTTTTGAAATTTGAAAATAGTCTCTCATTTTTTCCCAGTCGGTTGTAAAATTAATCATTTCATTTCTCCTATTATGTGATTTATCGCATACCCATTATACATAAAAAAATAGGCGGGTCAAATACCCGCCTTTTGTTATCGTTTTCGCCTCCGTCTTATCGGTTTATTTTTAAGATGTTTTTCATAATCTGACCCATATAAAAGTTTAGCTATAAAGTGTAATATAAACATTATGCAATTTTCCTATTCTCGGCTTTGGCCGTTACATTTATGACAATTACGTTTTCTTGTAAATCATTATCTAAAATTACACGTTTATAATTAAAAGCTATCAAATCATTTATTTCAGCTTTTTTCTTTATTCCTGAAATAGATAATCTTCTATCGCCTCTATTTACAGTTTTGTAAAATGAAATAGTGCAAACTGTATCATCTTCATAATAGGCCAATAACTTATGCTTTTCGCCGTTTACCATTGTATCAAAATCAATACCAAATAATTTGGCAAATCTCCTGATACTTGTATTAGCATCTATTATCGCTTTGTTTAACATTGTGTTGGTTAGCCTGAGCTGACCAAAGTCAGTGTTTAAAGTTTTTAAAATTTTATCTTCTTTATTCATCGATTTCTCCTTTTTCAAAAAGATTTGAGTTATACGGTAAAGTGTGGGTGTGTAAATGTACTAAATCATTTAAGTTTGCCCATTCCCCATTTTTTAATTTTGGTACAGAATATATATCCACCTCATATAAAAGCTCATCATTCTCGCCATAGTTATCTAGGATTAAATGATAATCATAAGGTTTACCCTCATGCCAAATACAGTGCCACATATCAGTTTCTTTTTTGTTTTTGAAATACCGAGCTGAGGCTACGGCTTTTTTAATTACTTCTTTCATTATCAGTCCTCCACAACGTGTACAGTATCTAATTTAAATTGAGCATCGCCAAAAACCCAGTCTTCTAACTTTTTATAATCTAAAGAAGGTATTGGATTTACTGTGGCATACATATCATTTTCAGTTTCATGCATTAACTCTTTAGCCTTTTGTTCCGCCTCTTCCTGAGAATCAGCTTGAACCAAAAAGTTTCTATCAAACCAAATGCAAACGTCATATTTGACGGTGTAATCTTTTTTACTCATTGTTGGCCTCCTTGAGTATAATAAACTATTCCAAATTTATGTAAGACAAGGATTTCATCCTCCAATATATCTCTAACACTTGCTACAGATAGAATTTTATTCCCATACCAATAGTTATAGGTGGTTTCGGGTTCCAAATCTTTTTCTGTAAACTGCTCGTCATATAATTCTGATAAAATTTTCTGGTCGGTAATTTTACCATTATCGTAATCTTTTGCAGAAAAATTAGAATAATAACCCAACTCTTCATACTGACTTTCGCCATCACGAATTAGCACTTTATAAAGTATCATTGTCAGCCTCCCAAGGATTAAACTGTAATCTAACAGAAGAATGAACTATATGATTAATGTCCTCTTTAGTAACATTAAGACCCTCATTAAATTGATCGCAGATTCTTTGAATGTGTTCGCCATCTTCACTAACAAACTTATCCATTTCGTGATTATCAGGCTTTGATTTGCCCAATGGATAGTAACCGCTTTTGTTTTCATAAACCTTTGCTACACGATAATGATTTTCTAATTCAGTATCTGCAACAGAAGTGAAACAATATCTTTTTCCAAAATTATCTGGAATATTAGTTTTAAATTTAGTCATATCTAGCCTCCAAGCTATTTGTTTAAATTAAAATAACGATATGCGATTTTTTCTATAAGATCAAGTCAAAAGTTTTTTGCCAATCAAAAGGCTCAGGACAAAAGAAATGTGGCTCTAATTTTATTCCTTGTTCTTTCAGCTCTATGGCTTGGTCAGCTCTATAAAGGTGAAGGCCTTTAGTGCTTTTAACTAATATCCAAACAGAAGCTCCTTTATGCAAAGTAATCCAACTAATTTGTTGAGGGCTTAAATTAACTGCATTAAATTTTACATATTTTAATTCTACAAAATGAAATTGATGATTGTGGTCACAAATAAGTAAATCCGGAAGGCCAAGGGTCATCCAGTTTTCTATTCTACTAAGTCTTATGGGTTTATTGTATTGTAGTGAGGCTCTCTTTAATTGTTCGTACAGACCCGCTTCCTTCTTTATCGGATTTGTTGTCCTCGTGTTCAATAACATCTTCAGCGTATTTCGGTTCATTTTGTCTCAACTCTTTTAAAGCTTTCAGGACTTCATCCTTAGACATACTATCTATAGTCCCGTGACGGATTTCAGATTTGTTAATATAAATATTACCATTAGCTTGGCCTCTTCTATACTCAGCTTGAACTGCGGCTGAATATGCCCCGTTTTCTATAGCCATATCTCTAATTCTTTGTAAGTCTCGTAAATGTCTTTTAAATGTGATGCCATATTTCTCATCCAACTCATCTCGATAAGCTTGAATAGCTCGACAGATATGTGGACAGATTTGAGGGTTCATCATTTCATAAGCTCTAGTGTGAGCTGAAGATGCTGGGTATCCCGCATTAATCGCAGCTTCTCTATGAGTTATCATTCCATCATTAGAAACAATCTCTTTTACAAAGCGTTCTTGTTTCCTAGTAAGCTTACTATGCAGATCAGCTTTTGGTCTTCCCCGACCCTTTTTCAAAGGCTTTAAGTTATTCATCCTATATATATACACTAGAAAATATTTTTTTGCAAAAAACTTTTTAGCCCTTAGTAAGGCCAAAATCGATCTAATATTGTATTGTTACATATTTGAAATTAAATATGTAACGAAATATGTAACACTATAATCCTTATGATATAACGATTACAGATACATGTTACATAAATCACACCTGTTACACCTATATTTAACAAAAAATATTTTTTTTATTTTCAGCTCTATATATAAAGGAGATTAACAAATGTAACTATTGTTCTTGTTTAGTTTTCCAGAAGTATTCGTCAGTATCGCCAAGTCTTGTAGTGTTACCATTCTCGACTTGGTACTCAATAGTACTAACTTTGAAGTCCGGCCGTAAAGGTTCGTCAGGCGTGAGACTATTATCATAAACTCTCATTCGATTATTGGGGTAAACGCAATACTGGCCATTATCCAATTCCAATAGATTAAAAGATTTATGTTCATCGGGTGTTTCAGCTGTACTGTAATCTATAGCATTAATATCGGCATGGTAATTATCTAGGGTAGCTACATAAGTACCTTTTTGGAGACCAAAGTCTCTGGTTAGCACCTCAAAATCCATTGAACCGATGAATTGTTTATGAACAGCCACGATACCATAATCCATAGCGTTCCAGAACTGCAGATTATTAAGAGGTAAGTCCGGATTGGGTATTTCAGCTCTAGATAGGAACGCGCTAATAGGCAACTTGTCAAACAG